AAATGCTCCTTGTCCGTAGTTGCCAAGTCCTAAGTTTTCAATTTCAGCGACTAATTCATTATAGCCACCAATGTGTTTACCATCCCATAATATTTGTGGAACGGTTTTTGCGTCAGGAAAGAGTTTCTTGAACTCTTCTCTATTTTCTTGAAAGCTTTCCTGATCCAATGGAATATATACGAAACCCAAGCGATATTGTCGGCAAATCCATTTTGCGTCTTGACAATACTTACAGTTTTCAGTTCCGTATATCTTAATCATTGATAGAATCCAGATAATTATTCATTTTAATAACTTTATTTCGTATTGATACATATCAAATCTAGTAACAATACAATCCATATTATTTTCGAAGAAATCTACGGCTTGGGTAACCCCTCTTTTAACACCGTAATCATCCCCGAATATTACATCTGTGATCTTAGAACTATTTTTAAGATCTCTTAAACATCCCTCATATTCATGATCACCGTCAATATATATCCAATCTATTCTTTTATTAAAAAAGCTAAACCATTGATCGGAAGTCATTCTGTATATAGTTACCGGATCATCCATAAATCTCTTACAAACTTTTCTATAAGCTTGATCGTAAACTTTTTGGTATTCATCAGGATCTTTTGACGGAATCAAAAAACTATATTTCTCTAGCCATTCAGAAAAATCTGTTTTAGCCTCAGTCTCACCCCATTTATAAGGTAAAATACTCCAAGAATCAATTAGATAAAGGTGTCGGGTCTTTGCCAAAAACTTTTTAGAGCTTTCGCCCATCCATACTCCGATTTCAGCACCTATACTATTATCAGGAATTCTTCGTAGAATATCTCCAGTGACACTACCGCCAAGTCCCCCCATCATTTTAATAGCCTAACATTTCCTTCGTCATCAGATAATCACGAACAAAGTCAGAACGAACGATATCTTCCCAATTAAAAGTAATAATCTTAAATTTACGTAGCTGTTTACAGATAGCTAGAAACTTATGAATGCCTTCTTTCTCATCATCAAATCTAAAGTCCGACTGCTTATAATCTCCACAAAAAATAATTTTAGTATTCTCACCAACTCGAGTAATAACAGAATCCAACTCATGGAAGTTAAGGTTCTGCATTTCATCTACAAGGATAATACTGTTATCCCATGTAGTACCACGAATAAATGATGTAGACTCGAATCGAATCTTATTCTGTACAACTGCTTTACCGTATGATCCTTTATCCTCGAATAACTGCTCACAGATAGAAAGATACGGTGCAGTGTACGCTTCTTCCTTTTCTGCTTTGCTGCCTGGTAAGAATCCCATGTCACGTGTTGGAACCATTGATCTTACAACCACGACCTGATCATAAAATGTATCTGGATCTAACACATCCTCAAGTGCAAAGTACATACCAAGAAACGTTTTACCTGTACCAGCACATCCAGCAAGAATCAAATTGTAACCATCATCCCAAGCCTGAAATGCGAGTTCTTGGTTTGTAGTAAATGGTTCAATTTCTATTAAGTCATCGAAACGAACCATGCCGTTGCCTCTACCACCATTGTTTGTTCTGTTCTTTTTGCCGTTAATATTAACCCGCTTTCTTCTTTCCATTTGCCATTCTATACGTTAATGGTATTACCCTTACCAGAGCCTTTCTTGACTTTCTTTAGCAGATCACGCCAATCACCGCTGGTTCTGCTAATTGTATTACCTGTTTGAGTCACAAAGCTAGGAGTGGATAGACCTTGTTTAAAATCTGGGTTCTCATTTAGAATTGTTTGTAATTCATCCCAACTGCATATGACGTCCCACTCCTGATCATGTTTAATATCTTTGATTGTATATCTCGGCATTTCTTTCTCCAGACTGCCGACCCTAGCATAGCTAGAGCCGGCGACTGATTCCTCCTTCTTAAAAAGCCATTCTCTCAGCAATACGTTGATTCAGATACGATAGTTTCTTTTCTAGCTTAGATACGAGATTTATATTCCCGTCCGATTTAACTTCATCGATATAAGCTTGAAGTTCTACTGTATCTTGTGTTAACCTTGCTAATTGAATTTCCGTCATGCGGTCTCCTTAGAAGTTTGTTACAGTTGATCACCTACTCATTTCGAAATAAGACCAGGATATGCTTCCTGGACCAGCTTCTTGGTAATACCTTTACCAAGTGACTCTTTGTTAATCATCTTAATACACAGCTCAGCATCCTTCGGATGGATGGCCTCTAACATATTGATAAAGATTCGTTCACGTTTTACTGGCATCATTTTTACGGAAGTTGGGTTCTTTACAAAATACTTAAACTGTGTATTTTGTTTGAGCAATGTGGAAGGAATAGATCCTTCGGTGTTTGCTGTATAGGGAGGAGATCCGGGCGGAAGAAGAAACTGAATCGTGTCATCATATGTAGCACGGAGTACATCCTTCAATGCCCAAGACTCATTCTGTCTTAGGATCTGAATCTTTTCTTCTCGCTTCGAAGCTTTCTCCGCAGCTTCAATTACTTCATATACGTGTTTCTTAATAGTGTAAGCCATATCAATTGTCACCTAATTTAATTCTATTGGCTGTTGACCAGTTATGTCCGCAGTAAAATTTACATGATCGAGGGGCCAACTCTGGGGTTACCTTTAGTAGCTTAAAGAAGTTATTCCACTCTTTTGAGTTTAGTACTTCTTTCTCAATATCTTCTATATTATCTATAGACAAATGATCTTCCATCAAACTGTCAAAATCTTCAATATTATAATTATCTGCATAGCAACAAGGTAGGATGTATCCAGTCGCAGAGTACGCTGGCATAAAGTCTTCACCCATGCACCGGGGGTCTATTTTTATAGTGTCTGTCTGGTTTGTATTTGTCATAAGGCTGATCCCATCTTGAAGATTCGATAAGAGTAAACTGAATATTGTTTTCTTCTGCTAAATTTCTCGCTTCTTCAATTGAATCTTGATTATACTTAAAAACTATATATTGCCATTCGACATCACCGCCTAAGTCTGAAAGATGGCTCATTACTTCAAAAACTTTCTCACCATCTTGACCAATTCTATACTGGTGGCTTTGATGCGGTAAACCGTCTAATCCAAATATCCAATGTACATTTTTCGAAATGAATAGAGCCTCTTCCCACCACTCGATAGATTTACCCTGACCTGCTGTAGAAACCTGAACATTATTATCTTTGCATATCTCAAGGATCTGATGGAATTTGGGATGATAGATCGGATCGCCCATCTGTCCACAAAATAAAAGATTTTTAAACGTCTTTGATATTTTATGAATAGAGTCAAGCGATATATCCTTTCCTCGTTTATGCAAACCAGGAAACTTCTGCCTCATACATTTAGGGCATTGCAATAAACATCTATGTGTGATGTCGAGGTTTATGCTACGAGATGAATTCATCCAACACTTCGATAAGATTGCGGCACTGATGTTTAATAAAGTAGTTGAGTACTTTCTTCTTGTTACCAGATTTGTCTTGATTTTCGAATGTACTTATAATCTCTTGACGAATGTGTTCTGGCATAGCAGACTCTTCAGTAATATCAATCATCTTCTTGTTACGAAGATAGTTGCGATATACCTCTTCGCCAAGAGCATGAGGATTGTCTAGCAATGCTTCTTTCTTCTTAGCAGTCAAAGTATTCTGCTTGACACCTTCGAGTGTAATGATGTTATCTGGCGAGAGTACGTTTGGCACACCGTCACCAGCATCACCTTTGAGAATATGCTCTGCAAGTTCAAGACGTGGATTATCCACTTTAACTAGCTTCTTAGTCATTGGTGAGAACTGACGTACGTTATCGAACTTCTGTAGCTGCTTAAAGTCTTTATCAGCAGACACAATCATTACTGGTTCATAGTTACCGAACTCTTGTGTCCACTTAACAATCTCAGCAATAGAATCATCAGCTTCACATCCCCACTGATGGATTACCTTGTAAGGCATGTTGTCTTTGATTTCTTGGAGAACTGTGTTGATGATTTGGAATGCTGCATCCCAATCGATCTTAGACTTTTCACGATCACCAGCACGTTTGAATTTATATTCTGGGTAAACCTCTTTACGCCAGTTACCACCGCCATCTGCTACGATAACGACTTCGCCATACTCTTTGAACTTCTGACGGTACATCCGAACAGTATTCAGAATCATATGACGAAGAATGTTTTCGTCATTGAACTTGGCTTGACCCATTACAATGGGAGCAATGGAGATGCCGGAGAAGTCGATTAAGATCATAGTACTCACTTTCTACATTAGATTTACAATCATAATATCGTATCT